ATTAAAAATTAATTAAATATGGACTTATTTGAAGATTACGAAAATTTACCAACTGAGGTAATTGCAATTTTAGAAAAATTTGATAGTGATATTTTGAGCTATAAAAATTGCGAAAATTTAATAACTGAACTTGAAAAAATTGGGTATTCCTGTGAGTACGATCTTTCGGGAGAATTGTTTAACCTTATAAAACTTTAAAAAAATGAATACAGAATTTAAAAATATTATAGAATTAGTAAAAGATCAAGAAAAAAAATTATTATTTATTCATCTATTTGAAAAAGGAAATAATTTACAAAAAGCTAGATTATTAGAACGAATTGAAAAAATAATAACAATTAAAAACTAAAAAAATGGAAATTCAATATTTGCAAAATGCAGCTTCAAATGTTACTGGGTTAATAGTTAACGAGAAATTTTTTGAGGATAAACGTAAAAAAATAAAATGTTATTTTCTTTCACTAGATGGCTGCTGTATTTCGCCTGCCTTAGATTACGAAAATATGAATTATTTTATACTAGGATTTTTAAAATGTTATCAATTAAAAAAATAAAAAAAAATGAAAGCAACAATTGAAAAAATTAACGGCAAATGGACTGTTAACGGAAAAGAATTATCGGAATTAAGTATTTTGGAAATTGGTTTATTAAATTCCTTTTTTAAGGCTTATAAATAGCAAATCTATATCTACATACCTAAAATAGAAAATAATCTCTTAAAACTAATAAAAACAGCAAAAAAATGGAAGTTTACACTCACGAAGAATTTAAGGAAATGAAAAAAGCCTTAAAAATTAATAATAAAGATATATCGGAGCTATTAAATTGCAGCGAACAAAATATTCGAAACCACAGCAACCCGAAGAAAAAATTAGGTAAAATTCCGATCTCAATGTTATTTATTTACAGAAAATTAAAAAAGCCTCTTAATTGAGGCTTTTTTATTAATTACAAATTTTTTCTCCTGCTCTATAAATTCCAGGTCTATTAAAATTTTTTTGAACTCCAGTACAATCGTTTTCCATAACCCCAGCGGTAAATTGGTTGCCTGTAACTATTGTAAAAACATTTGCTTCTAAAATTGTATAGCATAAACAATCTGCTTCTGGTTCTGAAATATTACTATTTTCATTTTCAGTTGTGCAATTTGCTAAAAAAATTGCAAAAATTATTATAAGTTTTTTCATAAATTATTCTTTTAAAAGTTTTGATTTTATTCTTTCACGCACCCAGTCGGTAACATTTGACTTTGGATCTAAATCTATAACATCATCATAAACGGTGTTATCTAAATCATCTTTTCTACAAATTTGCCTAGCTTCTTTAAAAGTTAGGTTTTCTTGAAGTAGATATAGTTGAAATATTTTTTGGTCTGTTGTAATTACTGCGATCATTTTTCTAAAATTTTAAGTTCGTTTTCTCTAATATTTTTAATTTCTCGTTGTAGGTAGTCAACTGCTTTCTCTAAATCGTGTAACTCGTTTTGTTTTTTACCTGCTCTGCAAATGTATTTAAGTACATTAAATCGGAAAAAATTAAGGTTGTAATTAAGTGCAACATCAATTAAATCGTAATCTTGCCCTGAGTCGTAATGTATTGGTGTCATAATTTTATTTGTAAAAATTTCTAATAATTCGTGATATAAATAAGTTTCATCAAATTTGCTTTTTCCGTATAATTTTTCATTCCTATAATTCCTATTCCTATAGGAATAATATTTGTCTAACCATTCATCAAATGTCATAATCCTTTTTTATAAATTTCTAATAGCTCTTTTGCTGTGTACTTTTTTCTAAAATCTGAAAATCTTTCCTCTTGATTGCCGTTCATAATAGAATAGGGAGATTGTTCATTTGTGAGCCACTCTGCAAATCCAATAGCAAATTCTTCTGCTATTAATTCACATTCTTCTACTTCTTGACAATTTTCTCCTCCAGATAAATACCAATCAAATTTTTCTTTTAGTGTCATCTTACTTTTTGTTGTTACATAAACCCCAAAATTTAGGGTTTATCTTGTGATGAAAGGTTAATTTGTTGTTTATGTGTTTCACAACTCATTTTATGAACTCCCTCTTTTTGTCCGCAATATTTACAAATTCCATTATGCCAAAATAAATCGCAGTTATATTCATCCGCTTCTCGGTTGGTATTAATGTATGTTTGTCTAAATCCTGCTGGAGAAGTAAACCTATAACAAATTTCTTTTGAAGGGCAAAGGTGGTCGGAGCATTTTGATATATCGCTCATAAATTATCTAATATTTTACGAGTTCCCTCGTGGTTAAACTTCTGCACAAAATTATCGTGGTAATCAAATTCAAATCCAAATAGGCTATTGTCGTCGGTGTAAATAAAAAAGTAATACCAATGCCAATGCTCAACTTTATTAATCCACTTGCAGGAAACCTGTAAATTCTTACCAATACTTAATAAACGATAAGGTCTGCCTAACTTTGAAAGTTTTGGCGTAATTGATAAATTTAATTCAGATGGTTTCATTGTGTATAAACTTCTCTTATTTCGTAATTTTCGTAACCTTTCAACTCTGCTCTTAATTTAGCGTGTTCCTCTGTTCTGTAATAATTTTCAGAGTGTTGATTCTCTTGTGTCCAAATGTAAAATTGTTTTCTCATAATGTTTAAAATTTAATGTTTGAACAAATATTAAAAGAATTTTTTAATTGAACTAATTTTTTAACATAAAATCGACCTCATAGTCTGTCCAAACTTTACACTCAAATCCTAAATCTCTTAATTGCTTAATTCTTAATTTCTGCAATTCAGACAAAACGCCATTTGGCTGCTTAACTTCTATAAAAATTGTCTTGCCATCTTTTAAAGCTATAATGTCAGCAATGCCGTTTTTGTTCGTAGATATTAATTTTATTACAAAATAACCTTGTAACTCTAATTTTTTAATTATTTTGGCTTGTATCTTACTTTCTAGCATAAGATGTTTTTTTAATTTTGTCTGAAATTCCAAAATCTTTTTTGTACAAATCAAGAGTGAAGTCTTTTTTATTCATCAAACTCTTGTAAACCATTCTTTCAATAGACTTTGTTTTGCCATTATCTTTTGAGAATAACCAAAATATTTGATTTTCTTTTCTGTCTAAAGTACTCATACGATCCCTGAATTGCCAGTAAGTTGAGCTACTAAAATCAATATTTAACGCAACAATATAATTAGCTTTTTTAAGACTAATTCCTTCTTTCCCTGCTTGAAATTGCAAGGCAATCCATTTGTCAGTTTCATTAAATTCATCTAAATCTGTTGTTAGTTTATCTTTTAAAATTTCTTTGAGCATATTTAATTCTTCTTTGAATTTATAAAATATTCCTATTTTATAATCTTTAAAATTATCTCTAATATATTCAGCCTTTGAATAGTCAATTACTTTACTACTACCATCTTCAAACTTACAAGTTCCACTTGCTAACTGTAAATGTTTTTGTTGCAATTTAACTGCTGTGTCTGCTAATATTATTTGCCCTTGTGAATTTTTTACAACTAAATCTTTTCTCAGTCTTTCAATTATTTGGTAAGTAATAGGCTTCATTTCAACATCAATTACCATCTCTGAAATTTCAGTCTTAAAACCTGATTCAGCTTGGGTAAAAGTTAATATGAAATACTTAATACGTCTTTGGATATATTTAATATTTGCATCTGAATAGTCATTAATTTTGGTAAAGCCTAAGTTCTTCTGCTTTACATTAACAAAATCGGCTGCCCATTTGTAAAAGTTTTTGTATTCCTTGAAAGGACTGTTATCTGATAATTGCAAACTATGATACCATTGTGAATGGCTCTCTGGAGTAGGTGTGCCTGATAATAAAATCATTGGTAGATGGCTATATTTTTTCCTAGCTAACTTCTGATATACAGATGGCTTTGGGTATGCTGAATAGCCGTGAAATTCATCAAAAATAACTAAATCAAAACTATCATCGACTTTATGTAACGATTCTTTATTGATAATTGTTATCTTAAAACTATAATCCATTTGGTCATAATCCCATTGAATAGAGCTAAACGCTTTTAGCTTTGTAACAAACAAAACATTTTTAGCTCCATAATTTTCAGCTGTCTGCAAAGATGTTAATGTCTTGCCTGTTCTTACGGCTAGGCACAATATAACCAATCCTTTACGCCTTAAAATATCGGTTGCTTCATTTGATAGCTTTATTTGGTAATCTCGTAAAATCATTAGAATAAGGTTGTTTGATTTATTTCATTTGATATTCGTTTAGACAAAACAGAAAAATAAGTTTTATCTATTTCACTTCCTAAAAAATTTCTTTTTTCTTTTATACAAGCTATTGCGGTTGTTCCACTTCCCATAAACGGATCAAAAACCAAATCATTTTCTTTACTGGAATTTACAACCAAAGTTCTAATTATATTTAATGGTTTTACTGTTGGATGTTCAAATTCACTTTTAGAGTTATTTTGCAAAAAGTATTTTTTTTTACTTGCATAATCGCCGCCTAAATAAGCACCTTGCCCTCTCATAAAAATTATGTATTCAGTATCAGATAAATATTTATTGTTGGTTGTAGGTATCGGATTTAACTTATGATAGCAAAGTATATCAGTATTCATATTGTTTTCTTTAGCCCAAAGTAATATTTGTAATACTTGGTCTTTACTACAAAAAAAATAACAATTAAACACTTTTAAAACTCTTTTACATTCGTCAAGTATTATATTTTCAAAACCATCACTTAAACTTTTTACTCCTTTGTGATAATCTCTTTGTTCAACTCCAAAGCACCCTCCTCCTCCTCCAGATACAATTTCATAAGGTGGATCAGCAATTACCAAATCAACGCAATTATCAGGTAATTTTTTTAAAGTTTCTAAACAATCTTCGTTGTATATTTTATTCAGTTCCATAATTAAAACATTATATCGTTATCTTCTTCCATATTTACAACTCCGTTTTTATTGACTATCTCAAACCATCTTTCTCCATTTGAATTGCCATCTAAATACTCAAACTTATAAAATTTAGCATATTGCTCAATCCATCGAGTAAATCTGTTTTGACTTAATTTGTAAGTTTTAAAATCGGGATATTCATTGATAAAGCTATTATAATATGTTTGCTTATTGCATCTAGTGTTAAACTCAATATTTTCATTCTTACTATTAGCATCCAACTTTGTCCACTCATAAAACTCAAAAGAAGTGTTTTTAATAAACTTTCTAACTTCTAAGTTTTTAAAGTCGTGTTTAGTGAGTCCATTTACTAAGTAATATTGTACGCATTGGATCATAAAGTTGTCAAATTTTGACCACTCTAATTCATTCCAATCATCAAATAATAAGTGTCCAAATTCATCTAGTGGCGTGTGCTTGTAACTAAAATGCTCTGCTAATTCAACTTCAAATTTTCTGCGCTCAAACGAACCACCAACGCCACCAATAGTGTAGTTAGTTGTAATAAGTATTTTTGGAGATTGTTGAACTGGCAATTTAATTGCATCTTGACCTTTGTACTCTAAAGTTATTCCCTCAGTAATTAAACTAAATAAACTTTCAAAGTTGAAGTTCTTTTTAACATCATCAAACACTAATATTTGAGTGTCAGTCGATACAGTTTGATAAGGAAAACTTTTGGTAAACTCAAATGTTTTCCCATCAATACTGCTAACTTTTTTCATCTGCGATAATGCGTTCCAAAATAATCCTTTACCGCTTCCTCCATTAGGGTTTTCTGAAATTGTTTCATCATTAAAAATAATTGCTTTATTGTTTGCCGAAGTCTTGAATGAATGTAATAAATAACCGATTACCGATTTGAAACTATTGTATTTTTCTGCATCTTGTCCAGCGATAAGCCAAAGGAATTTTCTAAATACAGCATCGTGGTGGTCAAAACTTTCAAATGGTCTGTTCACTATTTGTCTTTTCCAAACAAAGCCATCTAAATCTAAATAGTCTATTTTTTCAATAGCTTCATCCGTAATCTTTACAACGCAATTATTAAAATATAAAAAACACTCTGTTTGAGTATCTTCTTTTATTTTAATTTCAGAACTTTCCAAAAAACTTAAAAAGTCAGATTGAAAATATTTAGGACTTGAAGCCATAAAGTCATAAGGACTAAATCCAATATCTTCTCTAGTAAGTAAATGGTTTAAAACAAAATCTTTAATTCTTTTCTCGCTTGTTTCCTCAACTAGGTTTTGCTCGATCTTAATAAAAGTAAATGTGCTTGTGTCAGTTGGAAAATATTTAAAGAAGTTATTTTGTTGAAGCCAAAACTTATATTTATGTGGACTTAAATTAACCTTTCCTTTATCGTTATAATACCAAAAGTCAGATACAGATATTTCATCCTTAATTTCATCTATACACTTCTCTATTTCGTTCTTATCAAAGTCAGAATGATACTCAATAACTTCTTTTTTATTCTTTCCAGTTCTAATCTGTTTCTCAATCTTTTGCTTAATACTTTTGTCCTCAAAAAACTTAGTTCCAAATTGATTAGTTTTCTTGTAAGCAGAATTTATAGTGGTTTGTATCTCACTTCTTGGGAAATCTTTTTCTTCAAAGTTGTAAAAAGTTTGTTCAGCTACATTTTTAGCAATACCAAAATCATTAAATGCGGAAGCTAATCTAAATAGGTTTTTATTTCTTTCTTGACTAAATGTATATTTCTTATTAAACCAAGTCATTAAATTGGTAATAATAAGATTGTCAGATTTTATTGCAATAGATACATTTCTATTTCCTAAATCTTCAACTTCTGGAGCATCAATTTTATCCCAAAGTTTTGAATTTTCATTTATAAACAAATCGGGATCGTAACTTTCAAAGCAAAACCTACTTACATCAGACCCACTATTATCCCAATTAGGATGGTTATAATAGTTTTTAAGGCTTTTAAAATACTCTTTATGGTTTTCTATATCAGTAGGAATTTTAACAAGTGCTTTAACTCCTTTGCCACTAGGTGAAATCCAAGCACTATAAATATAATCATCATCAGATATTGAATTTTTTAAATCAATAGCATCTTGCTGTGTCTTAAATTTATCAAAATCTAAGATACAAAGTCCTGAATGTTCTTTAATTCCAGCTATTGCACGGTATTCAAAGACACCATTAAAACAAACACCTGGTAATTTACTTTTGTTTTGATCATAATCGATTGGTGGTAATGTTCTTAACCACTCAATCGTTTCTTTACTCTTACCTTGTTTTATTCGCTCTAAGCAAAATAAAACATCTTTTGTAAAGCCATTAGATACATCTGTGGCTTTTTTGTAAATCGTTACGTTCATAGTTTAAAAAATAAACCCCATTACCAGCAGTGGTAGTTGCGTGGTAATGAGGTTCTGTAATAAGTTTATAATTGGCTACCACTCCGAGAACAAATGTAAACTTTATTTTTAATATAAGTATATTTTTTTTTATAAATTATAATAAAAAAAAGTGTACTAGCGTAAACCCCAATAAAATCAATACTTAACGTGTTAATAGTACACTTTTTCATTTTTTTTGACTAAAATTTATTTTAAAAAATAATTTTAAATTTATTTTTATTTCCTATGGTATAGAAAGGTATGTGAAAGTGTACTTGTGTACTTTTAAAAAACTAATATCATTGACTGCTTTAGCGGTCAATAAAAAAAGCCACTCAAATAGGTGGCTTTAATTAGTTGTGTTGTTTGGCGTTTAGAAGTCTAATCCATCATCAATAGCTGCATCTTGCATATCGTTAAAGTCATTTGCAATATCTCCATTTAATACAACATCGATATCTGCTTTTGCTAAGTATGTTTTAAGATACGATTCCAATATGTTGAACGCTTCGTCTGCCATATTAGCTTCCTCATCTGAAATAGAGTTTGCAAAAGAGAAACCTGGTGTTGAAAACTTAACTGCGCCTTTTTTACCATCTTCTGCTGATGCAACTATTACCCACTCGTCTGCAAGTCTGTTGCGTGTTTTCTGTGTGAAGTCGCCCCACTTTTGAACGCCAGAACCTTTTAGTGATATGTTTGCTAGTGAACCATCCTCAAGCATTACATAAATAGACTTGGTGTAATGCCCTCCAGCAGCAACAACTTTCTCTTTAATGTCTTTGTAATAACCTTTAGCAATTTCGTTACCCTTAAAAGGTTTAACTGTCATTACTTCTTTTGAAATGAATTTCACTTCGTTGGAGTAAATGTTACTTGATGAAGCATCGTTCCAACCTTTGATACAATGTAACTCGTCTAGGACTAAGAACTTAAAAGGCAAAGGTATTTCTACATTTTTCTGCGCTTCTTTGTCGTAATAGTTGAAACACTTGTCGTTTGATTTCCACTCGATAAATTTAGTGGCTGGGTTTGTCTGTGGTTGTGCAAACGCTTGTCTGCGGTTTGAAGTACTCATAATAAAATATTTGTTTATGGATCGGAGTTAAGATGCCCGAACCTTGCATCGGTTAATTATGAAATGTAAATATAGTAAATTAAAATGATATTGCCAAACTACTTTTGCGTGGCGTTGTTGATACTCTAGGAACTTGCACTCCAGCCGCATCGTATATTTCATTATGCGATTTTAAAGCTAGTTTAAGAAGTTCCTCACGTTCTTTTAATTCTCGATTAATGTCGCTCCAGACTTCGCAATCTTTGAAGTTTATAGTTTCGCCACCACTTCTAAATGTGCCTTTAAGTCCAAACGCTTCAAAGTTCTCTTGTGGGAGTACTTTTAAAAGTTCAGCGTTAATCACTTCCAATGCCTCGCCCATTCTTTTAGCTTGCGCTAGTAGTTCAAATTTGTCTGTTTCTCCAGCGTCTAACAAATCTTTAATAAATGTTTGTGCGGAGAACTGGATCTCTTTTTTGTTTGGTAAGAAATTAGCTGTTTGAATTTCTTGCTCCCTCATTAATTGGAATAAATCTTTACTCATAATGTTTAAATTAAAAAACTCACTCAATGACCGCCAAGTGCAAAGAGTGAGCTAGTTATAAATTCAATCTTGGCGGATTTGTTTTGCAAATATAAAAAAACTTTTTTAATCTGCAACTATAAATGAAAAAATATGCTCAATTATTGGCAAAGTCCAACCATCGCCTAGAAGTGAACCTGCTTTTGCAGTTGTAAGAATATCGCAGTAATTATCGGGAAAACCTTGAAGTCTGCACATTTCTACTTTGTTGACCGTTCTTACTATTCCATCTTTGTAGCTGTATAAATTATTTGAACTTTCCATTAAGCAAGGACTTTTTCCTTTTGTTACTCTGCCTCTGCGAGTTGTTGAAGTTGGGAAACTTAAATCTAAACAATCATTTTCACTAACTACATTATAACCTTTTGAAGTGTTTGTTTTGCATCTTAATTCATTGTTGACTTCATAGATTAAAGTAATCATTCCTGTTGTTTCGTTTCGGTGTTTTAATGATTCTTGACTACCTCCGTTGCCAAATCTTGGTCTTATTGCTACGTGTTTATCAGTATCAACGTAAATCATATTTATAAACTCTTTTGAAGCTCTTTTCTTAATACTTTCTTGACTTGTACAAATTCTGCTCTCACTTTCTAATAAAGCTAGTGATTTTACCCTTTCAACATAACCATCTGTAATAATATCCTTAAACATTATTCCCTTATCTTTTGGTTGTGGAATATCTGTAACAACATCAAACATCGTCTCTTTAGTTCGTATGTTACTCCAGTAGTAACGATCTCGAAGTTGTGCAGTCAAAAGCGAACTGTTAATGCGTACTGGGTAAACTCCCAACGCTCGGCTCATAATTCCAACATCTAATTTACTTGCGCTACCGACGTTCTCTTGAAGAAATAATACTTTAGGATTGAGTGATTTAATATGTTCTAGTATCTCGACAAAAGTAAAAAACAAACTAGATTTTTTACCGTTAATTCCCGCACGTTTACCAGCTGCCGACAAATCTTGACAAGGCGAACCGCTTAAAACTAAATCAATAGTTTTCCAATCAATATCCCACTCACGCCACTTGGTAACATCCCCGACTTGAATAGTGTCGGGGAAGTGATGTTGTGTAAGTTCTATTGCATAAGGCTTTATTTCACTTGAATAGTACTTGTCAACTTTGATTCCTACGTTTTCAAGTGCTTGGCGACCTGTGTTCATTCCGTTAAATAGACTTAATACATTCATAAACAACTTTTTGCAGTATTATTTAATCTACTTTCAACTAAAATGCACTCATCGTTCTGCTCCCACTCGTCTAAAATTCTGTTAAGTTTTTTAGAACTAATCGCCATTCGATTGATAAATGTTTGTCGCCCGAAGTACTCGAACCTAAACCATAACTCAATGATAGTTATTTTAAATGCGCTGTAATCTTTTCTTCTATCCATTGTCTTTATCTTTAAATCTATCCTCCCAATCAATATCTTGTATCATTTCATCGGGGAATAATAACATACAAACGATAAAAACAATCAAAAGAAGTAAGTACACTGCTACAAAGCTAAGTACTACGATGTTTTCTGCTATGTAGTCCATTAGAATAAGTTATTAAGTTGCTCAATCGGGTTTTGAAATATCTCGTCAAAGACTTTAGTAGCTTGATCTAATTGTCTATTTTCTAATACTTCTGCATCTTGCACCTCCCAATCGTTAATGATTGCTTGGAACAAGTCTTTAGCTTGTTTGAGTTCTTTGTTCAAACGCTCATTTTCTTTTCTTAATGCGCTTAATTGTTGCGCTTGAAATCTGATTAAATCTTCCATTATTTTATCTCTTTAAGTTTGTTAAAAATATAAGTATTATCGCCACACACCGCTTGGCAAAGTTCAACTATTTTCTTGTTAACCGCTTCTCGGTATTTGATGCGGTTTGTTAAATCTCTGATTTTGCTTTCTAAATCGCAAATCTCATTTTCCATTTGCTCCTCAATAGTCAACTCCAATTCTGTTTCTTCTTGGTTCGCTGGGTGTAGTGAGTTTCCAACTCCTAACACATCGTGGTCGTAATTCATAATGTTATTTTTTAAAGTTTGATGAGGCAAATATAGAATCTAAATTGGAATAAAAAAATTTTTTTATATAAAAGTTTATTTGTAGGTTTGCAAATGTAAGTAGGTTAATGGCTTATAACGTCCGATGGCCTTGCGTTCGGGCGGGATTATTAAATAAAAACTAAATTTGAAAGATGAAAGATAAAAAAACCAAAAATGTTCATTCGGAGCAAGTAGTTCCGCCTGACGCAAAACCATTGTTACCTGCCGTTTTTCTTCCTGATTATAAAGGGCAAAAACAAACAAAGGTAATGTATGATAGAACGAGAACCGTTAACTACAATGGTAGTGAATTGTGGATGAATACTTACGAGTGTTCAAGTTGTAAAACCGTGTACCATTTTGAGCAGATTAAACATAGCTTTTGCCCCCTTTGTGGTAAAAAATATAAATACGAAGCTGATGTGTCTGTCTAAAATGGCAGGTAACGTTTCGTGGCTTTGTGTCTGTTATTTTGGCTTGCAGACACTTGCCTTTAAAAATAAATTTTATAGCCAAAATAATAGCACAAAACCGCTGTTAGTGGTTGGTGCGGTAAATTAAACGAAAATGAAATTAAGAGAACGAATTGAATTAGAAGCCAAAGGAACTATTGGTTATTCAGAAGCGGAAAATAAAGAGAGTTTTATGGTTGGTGTAAGTGTTGCATTTTCAAAAACAACAGAACACTACGAAAGAGAAATTGAAAATCTTAAAAGGCAAGTTGGAGGATATAAGTCAAGTTATGAAAATGCAACTAATGACTTGAAAACTTTGGCTTCTATTGTAAATCGTTATTCGGAGAACGACTGATAGCACTTGCCACTAACGGTTCGCAGATTGGCGGTCGTTTTAATGCCGCCAATGTGCTGTTAGCTTTAGTTGCCTTGCGTGGGCTTAACGAATTAAAAACAAAATAAAATGATAGTAGATAAAATACTTTACAGGATACCAGCCAAAGAGGTTGATTTTAAAAAAATGCCGAATAACGAGGAATTTTATTTTGTTATTGATTTGGCGGGGGGTAAGAGAGTTCACAGATGCGGACATATAAAAGCACACCCAAATAATTTTAGTTACGTGCTTTTAGATAATACACAATTAACAGATGAACAGTTATGTGCGGTTGGAGGCAATTGAAGCTAACTCATTGCTACGACTGATAAACTAAGACCTATCACTCTAAAACAACAAAAAAGGATGAAAATAACCCACATTAAAACAATTCAAAATCCGAAATTTATAATAGTGCGCCACTATGATAATTCTATTGTAACTTTGCCATCTGAATTTCGAGTAGTGGAGGAAGATGCAATCGGATGCTGGCGTGTGCGAATTATCGATAAAATACCAAAGGAATATAAACAATCAAATCAATTAATATGGCAGGACGTCCAAAAAAAGGAATAGAGAAAAGAGAACCTTACAACGGTAAATTAGAAAAATATAAGATTGAAGTTATCGGAGGTACTAAGGAATGTAACCGATTGGCTTACGAATATTTGACAAAAAGATACAATGAAAGAAGATAACGAGGGGTTGTTGCTTTTAATAGTCATTATATTAGTAGCGATAACTTATGGCGTTTTAGTTTGTTGGTAATTAAAATTAATTACTACATTTGCCTTTCATAATGTTTGATGTTTGATAGATTAGAAAAGCCGCTATTTATTTAGCGGCTTTTTTATTTGGTTATTTAAAAATACTTTCTTAGTTTTGTAGTGTTAAAATGTCGCAGTGACTTATAACATTCGGTAAATAAATATTCCACTATTCATTTACTATAACAAATTAAAAGTGCCCAACTATTCATTAGCATTAGTGCTGCACTATAAAAAAACAAAGCCTACTTTAATCAGTAGGCTTTTTTATATCACACTCAATTGGCGGAATACCTTTCCATTTGTTTAACGGCTTTTCAACTCGCACCCAGTCTTTACCTTTTTTAATCCATTCGTACTCCGGTGTCAAATCATCGGAAATTTAAGATAGCCTTTAAATCTGCGGTAAGCTAGGTAAATAGCCAATAGAATCAATAACCAAAGCCACCAAAGTTGAATTATAAAAGTACTCCAGTTGAATTGTTCCTTATAAACTATCTTTGTGCTTTCAATCTTATTGACTTCAATCTCGTTACTAGCTGAATCAACAACGATTTTAGCCACTATCTTTTCACTTACTACAATAGTATTGTCTTTTCTTTTTTTCTTGCTTAAACGAGCGTTTTTGTACTTTGTTACTTTGCCCTCATTGTTGGTTATTTCGATTGGCTGGGTTGTATCAACTGCTTCGATTACGATTTCATCCGTTTCAACATCATAAACGAGTACTTTTTTATCAATAGAAGTGCTATCGGTTTTCACTACTGCAATAGTTGTAGCAATGCTGTCAGTTTTCTTTTCCTCTTTGTTAATTGTTTTTGCTCCGCAGGAAATAATAAGAAATGCAAGTAGTAAATATTTCATTTTAATTTTGTTTTAATTATTTTACGATATACCTCGTTTACGTTTTCTCGGTTTTGTCCTCTATTGTAATAAAACTGCATTACTCTTTTGATCCGTTGATAAGGTGTTTGGCTCATTAGAATAAAAAAGTTAAACGGCTTGTTTGTCCGTGATTAAAATCGTGTATAAAACCCTCAACTGCTTTCGGTGAATATTGGTATCCATTTCTGTGATGCCAACTATCTGTGCCACTAGGAGAACGTAAAGCCTCAACACATACACTCATATAATCTTTACTAATCTTATGATGGAAATGATGAATATAAAAATACCTATGGCTACAATCTTGCCAGTCTTTACTTTCGTGCGCCATTAGTAAAGCCAAATCAGTTTCTTTTGCGCCATCTCCGTGAGTTGTACCTATAATGTTATTACCATACCTGTAATATTTTCTATGTGAAATACTACAATCAAAGGTAACATTTTTACAATCTTTAAAATGCGTTTGTATTATTTGCGCTAAAAAGAATCCATTTGTATAATCGTGATTGCTAGGATTAAATACTACGTGAACATCCGCTACTTGCATCATCATTTCAATAATATCTACATAAAGCTGTTTGGCAATCATAAAATTTTCAAACCACATACCGTCTGTATCTTGTGGTGTTCCGCTTGTTGTTGTTCTCTTTGCGTTATCTATGTGCAAAATATCGTTTCCTATAACAAATAATATCCTATCGATGCTATCTGTTGGTAGTTCGGCTAATAGTCCATTACAACCCTCTAAAACACGTCTAACTGCTATTTGATTGTTATAATCTTCTCCGCTTTCAAAAGCGTTACAAAGTTTTCCAATATGAATATCAGCAGGAGAAAACACAAATAGTCTTTTTTGTTGATTTTTAGACCTTTCAATCTTTGGGTATTTTGGAGTGTAGTCTTTTAAGCTATCAATTAACTTTGTTCGTAGTTCATCTAACTCTTTTTTGTCTTGCTCAACGTAGTTAGGATTTTTTACAAACACACTAGCATCTTTATCCTTTACCCAAAGATGCTTAATAGTTGTATAGTCTATATCTAATTTATTGGAAGCGTTATAAACTCCCTCGTAATTGTCGCAAATTCTTTTTAAATTCCTTTCTAAATATTTGCTGAAAGTTTTTTTATCTGCATCGCATAAATCGTCATTTATGCGTCTTATGATTTCAATTTTTTTAAGATTTCTATTTGAATCATTTACTATTTCTAGTACTTTATTATCGTAAACACTCCATTTTGATTGCATAATTTTGTTGTTTAGTTTCAACAAATGTACCCTTTTATCTATGCAAAATACAATTTAGCTTCAATAGCACGTCTTTTAGTAAGTCCGTTTAATACTTTGCCACCTGCTTTATTCCAAATCATAAAGGAATTTGTAATTGTCGGATCGCTAGGATTAGCATTTACTTTTTTCAATAATGAACTTTTAGCAAGTCCAGCAAGTCCGATGTTATAAGCTAGAGATACAA